GTATCAATTTGTTAAAAATTTCATAGATAAGTATAATTTTGATTTTAAATTAAATCCTGTATACAATGTGTGTAATTCTATTTGTTGTAAATATTAACTATGAAAATATTGTTTAGTTTTGAATCATCCAGAATGCCTCTAAGATCCGCTACATTGATTAATTGGTTGATACTACGGGGTCATACAGTTCATGTTTTATACGACGATAAAATAGCACACGAACAAATAGAAGCGGAACATTATTTAAAAAATTCTAGGATTTTTAAAACCTTGCAAAATAATATTCCAAAAATTAGTTCCATACCATCTGATAAAATTATTTCAAATATAAATGATTATGATATTTGGTTTGCAGACGTATTAAATTACAAAAATTATTCTCTGAAAAGCGAGTATAATTCGTATATTAGAAATTTTAAAAATATATTTGCAGTAGTCTCTTTTGACGATGGATCTGATTTTTTTAATCATAGAATAGATGATGATTTATACGACAGAGTAAATTGTTGGATGAATAATCTGATTGAAAAAGACAAATCTATATATCATCCATTGATAAGAGAGAAATGTATGGTGTTGCCGACATACATAGAGGCTAGCAATGAAAATTATGACGAGTTTGTTAATATCTTAAAAGAAAAAATAAAACCATTCGATGAAAAAGATTCTTTCTTTTATTTTTCAGGTGCTATAACAGGATGTATGCCTGCTATAGATTGTAGATTTAATTCAATATTACACTTAACACGTAGTGGAGTTCCGTATAATGTGCGGGTTACTGGAACAGATCCGGCTCCATTTTTAAAGTATTTTTATGATTGTTTTTTGGATAAAAATTTAAAAAACGCACATGTAGATCGGGTTTCATTTTTAAATGAAATAAACAACCATAAGTTTATATTATCACCCAAAGGTAATTGTCAACCACTTCGTCGTCAATACGAGGCGTTTGCTTTTAATAATTTAGTATTTATCAATGAAAACAATGTGGTGGATTATTTGTTTGAAGGTACACCCAATGTACATTTTGTACAATACAAGTTGGATTGTAGTGATTTGAAAGAAAAACTTAATTATTACTACAATAACTTGGATGAAGCCAAGAAGATTGCGGATGCAGGTACAAAGTTTTGGGAAGAAAATTGTAGAATTTATCCAGATGGAAGTTTATCAGAATCAGTCTCTAGTTATTTAATAGATAACTTTAAACGGATTACTGACGTTTCGTTATGATATTTGACCGAGATGACTTGCAAATTGAGGTATTAAAGAAGTTTGATGGGGTATTTAATTACTTAAATCCATCTCATTTTAATGGTCGAACTATTTTCAGAAAACAAGTTAAGTTTGATAATCGAATACTAGTTGGTGATATAGTAGATAATAATGATATTGTATTATTAGAACATTATGTTGACAATGATTATTTGTGGTCTTATGAAGATGCAAGATTAATTGATGACCAGAGTTTTGGGGTATGTGTTTGTAAAATAGATAAAAACGATATTAATAAAGTAATAAATGTTGAGTTTAAGAAATATAATTTTGTAACCAAAGAATTAACGCATTATAAAACTCAAAATGCATACTACGAAAAACACTGGCAGTATTATAAAAAATATATCATATATCATGTCAATCCATTTACACTGATGGATACTAAAGAAAACGTTGTATTTAAATATGATATAAATTGGAATCCGTGGATTAAGAAATATGGTAAACCTGGTTTAAGTACCAATGTATTTGAAATAAATGGTTCAAAGTATTTGATATATCATAGTTACGATTATAACAATGGAATCAACTTGATATATCATTGTGGTGTATTAAAACTCAATAGTTTGTTTAATCCAATATCTTATACATCTATTCCAATGTTTCCATCTATGGTTAAGTTTGATATAGAAACAATGTTGAATTATTATAATTGGAAACGTAAGTTGGATTCATTTCCAACAATAGTAGATGTAGTGTTTCCTATGTCGGTAGTAGTAGATGATACCCATGTGAACATATACTCTGGAATTAATGATTATATATGTGCAAACATAAAGATTGATAAGGACATATTTGTAGAAAAAGTAAAAAAATCCATGGTATTGTTTACAAACCAACCAGAAATTTGATTTTTAAATGAATATTTTAAATAAAACATTTGATAGAATATATTTGATAACATCGTTTCCAACTATTAATAGATATTATGATTTAAAACCTATATTAGATGAACAAAAAATTCAAGTGGATGTGGTGGTTGCACCTAAACAAAAATATTTTACATTCGATGTAACAGATAGTTCTCCAAATATGCCTGGAAATTGGAGTTATCAAAGTGCATTTGAATCTATTTTTGTAAAGAGCAAATTATTAAATCTTAATAATTTTCTTATTTTAGAAGATGATATTGTATTAGCACCAGATTATATTGAAAAATTTACACGTTATTATAACACAATTCCTAAAGATTGGCAAATCCTTCATATGGGATATCATTTTTGTTCAACGAATTTTAATGATGGTATATATCATAAATTTGAAGGAGATATGACAGCAATAGGTGCTCATGCAGTTGTATACAAAAATGATGTATTTGATCCAATATTAGAATTGGTTGAAACAAATAAAATTCCAATCGATCTATTTTTGAACTTCAACCTATATAAAGACTATAACACATATGTAGCTAGAGAAAAAATGTTTTATCAAAGTTCATATCGTCACTATGAAGGAGATAAAACTTTCTTTTATAAAAAATATCCTAGTGCAGTTGATTTAAAAACTGGATAAGTTGTTGACTATTTCTTGATATAATATGATTGAATAATTTACGTCGTTCTTCTGATTTTCCGATTGGTTTAAAATTTTGTAGGGTTGATCTAAATATAGATTCATCTACATAGAAACTTTTACGAAGTGGGAATGTACCATTCGTGTTGTCAGAATCATACATATAATCTGTGTTTATATTTAAAGTTGTGGGTATAAAGTTAACCAACGATGGATCCAATTGTTCTTTAAAAGCTGGTATATCACTACATATTATTTCTGCACCAGTAGACAGTCCTTCAAATAGATAGTGTCCCCAACTCTCATAAAGGCTTATGCAAACGTGCATATTATGTGAATTGAGTATGTTTGATATCACGTTGGTGGGTTGATATGAGTTTACATGATTTATACCGTTGTGTAAGTCTGTATAACGATTATTTGGGTCTATTAATGTTAGTGGGACATCTTGTTTTAGCACCAATTCTGTATTTTTCTGAATAGACTTACCCATAAAATGTAAAAATCTATTGCTTCTTTGTATTGATGCATCATAAAAGTCATGGGAGATGAATGGTAAATGGACCGCATTACAATATGGTTCTAGTAGTTTTTTAGCATATTTTGATTTACAAATAACAACATCAAATAGATGTAGATTATTCAATTCGTGTAGACCAGCCCATTCTTCATTGATAAAGAATATGTTTTTATTAAAATTATTCATCAATTCAATATTGAAATTCTGGATCCAAATACCTACGTTGGATTTATCTATATGTACACTATCAATGTAGTTTATGTTAGCGTTGTAGGGTGTTTTTGTTTCTATTAAATTTTTCAATAAAAGTGCGTCAGTGACTATACCAACATAATTATTATAGGTTAATATTGTGAATTTATTCATGATTGTAACTAATTTACTATGAAGTTTTGTATAATAACTGGTTTTGATAAAGTATATTCTGAAATAGCGAATATAAGTATTCCCAACTATCTAAAATATGCCGACAGACACAATTTTGATTTGCATATATCCACACAAAATGTATATCCGCCGGGCGTTCATTGGTCGCCAAACAGATATCATATTGTAAAGTCTATATTACCACATTATGATTGGATTCTATGGGTTGACATTGATTGTTTGTTTATTAAACAAAGTTTTAATGTGTGTGATTTGATTGATGATAAATATAATTTTATCTTAGGTATTAATAGAGAAGCACCAGATTGGTATACTGAAGATACATCATACTTGGAATTGGGAACATTTCTTATGAAGAATGATCCGATGTCGTTTAAAATGTTGGATACATTTTCATCTGAAGTGGTTGACCATCCTTGGCACGATCAATATCTCGTAATAAAGACGTTACGAGAAAATAAAGAATATGATCGATCAACAAAAAAACTTGAGTTAATACAAATAAATTCCATGTTCAACTATAATCATGATATCAGAGATATGTTTATATTTCATGTAGCTGGAGGAAATTCTATACCACTTCAAAAAAGAATTGAGATCATGACTGAAAAATCAAAGTATGAATACTAAACTGGCTTTATTCAGTCATCATTATGTATCTGATATAATTATTGATAGATTTAACAATTTAAAACGATTAAATCCAGACTGGGATGTTAGACCCATAGGATTTTGTGGATATGATTTACTACCAGATTCTATAGTGGTAGATAAAACCAAGTATCCTACGAATTTTAATCTAAGAGAAACACATCCAAACCATCATGTGGATTGGTTTGATCCTGATTTATTTATTTACGATGGTTTTTTACAATGTCCAAACTATGATGCGTATTTTTTATATGAATATGACACAATTTGCAATGTTTCAATTGATGAATTTTTTGATACGGGCTTAGATTTTTTTGGTAATAATATTTCTGATCCCGCAGTCGAGACATGGGAGTGGGTAGAACGATATAGATTAACAAATAAAAATCATCATGAACTTAAAATATTATACGCATATGGTCAATCAACATGCGTCTACTTTAAAAAACATATATTAGAACAATGTGTAAATGAATTATTTATTAATAAACGTTTATATGATAATATGTTTTGTGAAATAAGAGGTGGCGTTTTAGCAAAACAATTTACCACACTTAAAAAAGGCAGATCTGATATTGAAAGATATATAAGTTGGTCTCCAAATAATATAAATGTTGATTTAACGAAACCATATTTTTATCATCCAGTAAAATGATACCAAAAATTATACATCATATATGGATAGGAAATAATCCATTACCAATAGAATTTAAACAATTCCGAAATAAATGGATGGAGTTATATCCAGATTATAACTTTATTTTTTGGAATGATGAACTAATTGAATCCTCAAACATCGTAGACTATTCAATTAAAAAGTATTACTACTCTAATTACAAATCGGCGTTTAAAGCCGATCTATTAAGATTTAAAATTCTTGAAAAATTTGGAGGATTATATGTAGACACAGATACCGAACCTCTTCGTAAAATGCCAGATGATTTTTTTAAATATAAATTTTTTGCGGGAAGACAAAGACCACACCCACAAGTAGCTATTGGATTGATGGCATCTGAACCATATAATGCTTTAGTGAAATACTACAACTATAAAATGTTGGAAAATATCAGACTAAATACTGATGAAAATGGATTTGTTAGTCAAGAATTATGGAGAATAACTGGGCCTGAATATTTTGATAAAATATGTTATGAATATGTAAACGTGGAAGGTTATAAATTTTTTGATAGTGATTATTTTTATCCATATGGATGGACTGAACTAGATCGTAGACATGAAGATTTTTATAACACTAGTCCAAATTCTTACTCAGTTCATCATTGGACTATGAGTTGGTGGTAAATAATATATGACATCACTTTTTAATAAAGTTTATATAATAAACATCGATGACCGAGTTGATAGGTGGAAATCTATCGTTAACCATCTATCAGAGATTGGATTGACTAATTATGAGAGAGTTTCTGCGACAAAATTAAATTTTACATCAACGATATCAAAAGTAAAGCTTGCACAAATTTCATGTTTTCATAGTCATCTTAAAACATTGAGACAAGCATATGATTTGGGAGTAGAAAAGATATTAATATTAGAAGATGATTGTAGATTTATTAAAAGCGATGAATTGAATATAATAGATAATTCTTATGATATATTATACCTTGGGTGTAGTAGAAAGATCTACAAAAACAATAATAATTTAATTTATACTTCACAGATAGAACATGTAAATAAAAATATAGTAAAAATAAGTGAGTGTGGAACAACTCACTCTATAATATATTCCAAATCATTTATAGAAAAAATTGTAAAATTATACCCGACCGATGAGTGTTTTTTTCAAAAAGCATTTACATTGGATGAGAAGTATTATATATACGATGTATTTTTAAATCATTTCACTCAAACAAATAACATACAAAAATATTGTGTGTATCCTATAATGTGTACACAAAGTGAGTCTTTTAGTGATATACAATTTTGCAATACTAGTTATGGTTATGAAATTGAAAATTCTTGGTTATGAAACTTAATATAATTGCTCCTAATCTATCGCATATACCAACTTCGCACTGGAATAATAGACTTAAATTGTTAAATATTGAATTGGAGGTTATATATGGATATCCAGAAAATAAAAAAGATTCGGTTGTTTTGACAGATACTGCATTTTATGACGTAGATCAGTCATATACTAATTCATATGTTTGGATTATAGAGTCTCCATTGATTTTAGAATATTTTTCCTCTGGATTTTTTGAAAGAATATACAACAACAAAGATAGATTTGTAAAAATATTTACACATGATCGTGGTTTAATTGAGTCTTCTAACAAATTCGTATTTAAATCACATGGCGATTGTACTATAATAGATTATCAAAATCTAGATAAAAATAAACTCATATCTATGATTAGTTCAAATAAAAGATGGGTTGGTGGACATGAATTACGACATCAAATTATAGAGAAATATCGTGGTAAATTTGATTTATATGGTCGTGGATTTAACGATATTGATCGTAAAGAAACAGGACTCAATCAATATGCATTTTCAATTGCTGTAGAGAATTGTCAGAGAGACTATTATTTTACTGAAAAAATCATCGATTGCTTTAGAACCAAAACAATTCCTATATATTGGGGATGTCCTTCAATAGGAAACTTCTTTGATAAACGAGGTATAATTCAATTTGATAATATAGATCAATTAGAAAGTATAATTGATTCTTTAAATTATTCTAAGTATCATGATGTCATCGGCGCGGTTGAAAATAATTATAAGTTGTCATTTGAATATGACACATTTTTTACAAATTTTAAATTATGATACCTAAAATAGTTCATATGGTTTTTGGCTTGAGTAATGATTTTGGAAATAAACCATTTCATTTAATTCACAATATAGCCATAAAATCAGCACATAGTATAATTAAACCAGATAAAATTTTCTTGTATTGTAAGTATGAACCTGAAAACAACAAGTATTGGGAAGACATAAAGAGTATTGTTGAAATCGTTAAAGTAGAACCGGTTGATAAAATATTTGATAACCAAATAGAACATTGTGCGCACAAAACTGATATTTTACGATTGGAAAAGTTAATTGAAATTGGAGGTATATATTTGGATTGTGATACAATTTGTATAAATTCCTTCGATGATTTACTGACCAATAAGTTTGTAATGGGTAAACAAGATGATTGGGGACTATGTAATGCTATTATGTTGTCAGAAAAGAATTCTGAATTTGGCAGAATATGGTATAATAATTACAAGACATTTGATAAAACAAAGTGGGATGAACATAGTGTAGTGTTGCCAAAAAAATTAGCACATGAAAATCCCACATTAATTACAATTTTAAGTACGGAGAAGTTCTTTCAACCAAATCCAGCCAATTGGAAATCGATATTTCATTCATTCACAGATAAATCAAATGATTACGCCATGCATTTGTGGGAAAGCATGGGTTGGGATGAACAACACAAATTTATTGATGAAGAGTGGATACGAAACTCAAATTCTACATACGCATTTTATGCTAAAAAATACATATGAAAGATATATTCACAGACGTATATAAAAATAAGAAATGGCAAGATAACTATGGTACTGAGAGTGGTCCTGGATCTAGTATAGAATGTTCCAAACCATATTTGGATTTTTTAAAAGAGTTTTGTCAAAAATATAATATAAAATCTATCCTAGATTTAGGGTGTGGTGATTTTAATTTGATGAGACACTTTGATTTTGTTGGAATAGATTATCTAGGAATTGATATTGTTGATCATGTTATACTCAAGAATCAACAATTGTATGAAAGTGTCAATATTAAATTTAAAAGTCAATCAATAATAGACTATGTTGGTAATGTAAATTTTGATTTAATATTATGCAAAGACGTACTTCAACATTTAAGTCAAACTAACGTATTAAAAATATTGAACATAAAAAATTATAAATATGCTCTTTATACAAATGATTTTTCAGGCAATGTTAATAACGATGTAGAAGATGGAACTTATTCACCAATAGACTTATTAAAACACCCATACAATATTAATTGTGAATGTGTTTTTGAATGGCAATCATGCTTTTTTAAGAAAAGGGTTTATAGAGTTTGTTAATTTGTATCCATGTACACCAAACGTATTTAATTTCTCGTTTTCTGGTAGAATAGTTTCTTTTGAAAATGTCAATGCCACCTCAAATGGTGCAAATACATTACCATACTTCTCATATATTTCGTGATTATGTACACATATTATGTTATCCTCATTCTTTGAAAAATGGTTCAAATGTTTATAATACTCACCATGCATAGTTGATGCAAATGGGATATGTTCATAATTGGGAGTATTTAACAATCTTTGACTTCTTAAGCTAAATCCTCCGTTTCCTACTCGTATATGTTTTCCATATGGATCTAAATAACAATCGTTTCTTATTTTCCAAGGTGCGCCTATGTAGTCATATTTTAAGTAATCATCATTCCATAGATGAGGATTTACTATAAATCCATCATGTTGAATTGTTAAACAAAAATCAGTATCTATATGTTTGTATAAGTCATATATCATATAGTGACTATATGATTCTATCGAAGTTAACTTCCTACATTTTTCTACTTTTACTGATTCTATAGTAATATCTTCGTGCGTTACAAACTTGACTTCTTTGAACTTTATCGAGTTTGCACAATGAATTAATGATTGTATAGATTCTTCAATTTTGATTGAGGTAACACATATGAGAGTAACATTAGATAAATGAATCATAATTGTAATCGAAAAATGGAGACAACATTTCTTTGGAGTGCATATGTGAACTTCTGCCTGGTACACAAGATGCAATTTTTCTATTTTTTATTGATCTTAATTCTTTAAATGACAAATAATCCCACCATCCTACAGAACATTCGTTATAAAATTTTATCCAAACATCATAATCTTCTTTAATCGTCTTTTGTTTGCATGCAAATGTTCCGGTTGTGGAATTTGTATATTTCCAGTGTGAATTGTTGGTTTTAAATAAAATAGTTTGCTCTCCAATACCAACAATTTCTGGATTTGGTCCTTCCACGTATTTATCCGGATGATCATATAAAGTAACATAGTCGGCATGCTGTAATCCTTCATCCAATAATATATTACAATCATCGGTGTGTATATAATCGTCTTCTACAAGATACAACGTATCATTATTATCAAAATTGTTTACGCAAAAATTAAGTTTATCGATTAAATATTGAGTTTTGCCCCGTAACTTATTTTCATAAAACGTTGGATTAAAAGACTTTATATAATTTTCTAATTCTATACTTAGATTATCACCTAGAACATACAATTCATCATTTTTAAATGATCTGCGTAAGTTGTCAAAAATTTTTGATTTGGAACACTTAGTATTGCTAGTGTCACATATAGTTAAAATAACTTTCATAATAATACGTAGTTCATTCAATCTTTTCTTTAAAAACAATTTTATCTTATATATTTATAAGTATGTCTAAAATAAACGAACTTGGTGACCTAGGCGACAGAATGATGCAAGGATTACCTTATGGTCAAGGTGGTGCCATTGCTGGTGCTGTAGAACCAGGCGTTTTGGATACATTTAGCAGTCCAGATGTAGTTCAAGATCTCAATAAATTTGGTACTATGGTTGATAAATCCAACCTTACAGCCAAACAAACTCAAGCCAATATTTCTCCTTTTGCTCCTTATAATGGTAAAGATCCATGGGATTATGTAAAAGATGTAGAACAAATCAAGTATAAGGTTACCCCAGATGAAATTATCATGGGTATTGATTATGAAATGAAGAAACTTGTACTAAAAGATAAACAAGTTGCCAAACAAAAGGTTGTTACCAATCTAAAGAAAGACCCTAAATACTATAGTAAACTCCATATGTTGGGTGTATACCCAGATGATAAAGAGGAAGCATTAATGGAGATTATGACCACTTTAAAGGCTAGAAAGTACGCACAACAAAGAAGAGAGTATTAATATGGGTAATTTTGCTAATGATAAACCAACATATCGTAAACCAGAACCATTAAAGGGTGGTTGGAATTATATAGGTGATGGTAAATTCCATGATCCAAGTGTTGGTAGTCCAGCTATGAGAGGTCGTAGATGGATGATTGATTATGGATATGGTAGTGGTAAAGGATTTGAAAAATTTCAACAAGGATTAAAGAAAAATGACTAATAATTTAATTAAAAAGCTTCCAGGCGGTGTTGGTGATAATACACCAAGCGATAAAATAGATCCAGCACAACTTAGTATTGGTGTACAAGTTGAAATGGAACACACCAATGATCCAGAAATTGCTAAAGAAATTGCTATGGATCATTTAACCGAAGATCCTGAGTATTATACAAAATTAGTTAATGCGGGATTGGCTAAAGAATTTCAAGCAGTTACTGGTTCTGGTATTGGCGATCCAACTACTAGTTTGAATGATCCTGCTAGAATTGGTGCCGGCGGATTAAAAAAAGGAAATATGCACGGATCAATAGGCGGAACTTCTGATGGTCAAGTCGATGGTAGACGAAGTGAACCCGTTTTAAACAAAACGGTTGATATTGAATTGGAAGAAAAGAAAGGTAAGAAGAGACCAAAACCAACAAATCCAGCATTATGGGCTAGAGCCAAATCCGCAGCAAGAGCCAAATTTGATGTATATCCAAGTGCTTATGCCAATGGATGGGCTGCTAAATGGTACAAGAGCAAAGGTGGTGGTTGGAGAATGAGTGAAGATGTTGATGAAAGTGTTGTTGGTCAAGTATTTGATGGATCATCACCAACTGACGCTTCATGTGATGGTGTTGGAACCTATGGAAGCGGATATGATTTTGTCGGATATGCAGAAAACAAAAAATCTATGAAAAAAGAACAATTAAGAAACATTATTAAAAACCTAATCAAAGAGTCAATTAACGAAATTGAACAAGAAGCTGATATCACTGATATGGAAACAGAAATGCCTGGTGATTCAACCGATGGTGGTGAAACCAAGACTCAAGATATCAAATTGACTTTGGATCGTGAAACAGCACAAAAACTTCATGATTTGTTGATGGCACAACTTGCCACTTCAAATGATACTGAAGGTGGTGTTGAACAACCAGTTGCGCAAGATATGGATAATGATCAACTACCACCTAGTATGGAAGCTGGTCAAGAAGACAATCTTGGTGAAATTACATTTGAACAATCAAAGGAAATTGAAGAAACCAAAAAGAAGTGGATTCAAAATGCAATCAAGCCAGGCAAAAAAGGTGCGCTTCATAAACAATTGGGAGTACCACAAGGTCAAAAGATTCCAGCAGATAAGTTAGCAGCTGCTGCAAAAAAGGGTGGTAAGGTTGGTCAACGTGCCAGACTAGCAATGACATTAAAGAAGTTAAAGAAGAAATAATATAATCATATGCCTCTGTTCAAGATTAGACGTACAGGACAATTGGGGTTTTTCTCTGATAAAGCAAGACCCTCACCTGACATGTATAATGATAAGTCTTATTATTTCTTGCAAATAGTAGACCCTATCAATACTGATTGGGATATCGCTACATTACCACGTTATTATAAGTTTACTGGTGATCAAGCTAGATATTCCGCGTCTGAGTTGTTACCAATACAAACCAAGGACTTGAAAAAGGCACAAAAGAATAATACGATGGACCAATTACTGGCTCCAGATTCTATTAATGAAAATGCAGAAATGGCTCAAAGTGATATCACCAAACTAATTGATTATAGTGAAAAACTACAATCTATGTTTAGTGTAAATGATAATCTAGAAGATTGGGTAAAAGCTAAGTTAAATCACGCCGCTGATTATGTAGCAACCGTTCGTGATTACTTAAAATTTTATCGTGATGAAAAGGAAGCTGGTACTTCTGATGATCAGATAGATGAAAAGTGGTCAATGAACTATAAGAAACGTATCAATTGTAGTAATCCAAAGGGTTTTAGTCAGAAAGCACATTGCAGAGCCAGAAAGTTAAGACAATCTGGCCACTCTACAAAAAGCAAACCAGTAAGAGAAGTATATAAAGAAGTTACTTCTCAACTATTGAAAGAATTTGATAGTAGTATGGCTATGGGTGCTTTAAAGCAAATCAATAGTGATGCAACAGAATTAGAAGGGATGTTGCAACCAAACTCTGAATTGGAGGATTGGGTAAAAGCTAAGTTGAACTTGGCTGGTGAATATTTGGATGATGTTTATCATCATCTAGACCATTTTGGTCCACAAGGCAGAAAGTTTGACGAAGTTAAAATTGCACACGATCTTGAAGAGGGTTGGAAGGATTGGGTTGCTGCCGGAGCAATTGGTCTTGGCGCAATGTCTGGTAAATTAGACGCATCAAAGATAAATCCAGCAAATCAGGCTGCTATAACTCAAACAGCTCAAAAATCTGTTGGATCTTTCATCGATTATATCAAGAAGGTAGAAAATCAAGGTAAAGTCGGATATGATGCACAAAAGAAACTATGGTTTCCTCATAAAAGTTTTGAGGGTGGTAGTGATACAATTGGATATGGTCATAAAATACAAAAAGGAGAAGACTTTAGCAAAGGTATAACAGATGCTCAAGCTGAATCTCTATTAAAGACAGATTTGGCAAAAGCAAAACAACAGGTTTATAAAGAACTAGGTGGAGTTAAATTAACTCCTCAACAAGAAGAAATGTTTGTTGACTTTGTATTCAATATGGGTACATTAAAGAAATTTCCTAAGTTTACCGAATTTGCACTGAAAAATGACTTGGAAGGTATGAAAAGTCAGTATAAGAGATATGCTGGTGGTAAAGAATTAAAAGGTAGAAACTCAGAATTCTTGAAGAGATTCTTGGCTGAGTATTTTGGTTTCGATTACTACTTTTAATATGAATAGTTATCCATCATTCGACCCATATCAAATGTTGATGCGTCGTAAACAGATGCAGGACAATCCTCAAGATTTTCCTGTTATGCAATACGATCCTAGAGATGTTCAAGAACTAGAAGAGTTTTGTAGACAATATAATATATTGGGATTTAATTTTGGTAAAATGAATCCCAAAGCAGCATTGAGTATGTTGAAGAAAAAAGTTGGTGTAGTCTCAGAACATAAGTCTATTAAAATAATGCTACACGACTGATATTATATAGTTATAGTTGTTATATGATACGATTAGTTGATGTTAAATATGATCCGATTTCTATAGAAATTTATGTTTCCGAATCTAGTACACATGAAAATGTTTTATTTTTGTGGGAAGATCCATTTACAAAAATCCCACATCATGTTGATCTTGTAGACATGATACCTAAGAATAATTTCTATTCAAAACTAAACAGAGGAACAAGTCACTTTCAAAACAATTTGGTTTTTAAAATAATATCAATAAAAAATTACGAGGTTCTTTTCAGTCATGAAATTAAAAAGTTGGACTTTTTAAATAGTAAAAAAATCTTGTATATATCTCAAAATAACTATAGTGGTTATAGTTATGCTGCACGAAATTACATATATCAACTATTAAAATCGGGATATGAGGTACAATGGTGTGTTGATAAATTTGGTAAATCTACATACAAACCATGTAACAAAGAAGAAGAATTGGTATTTGAGTGTATCAATAAAAATATAGATTATGAATGTGTTATTATTCATCATGTTCCAGATGCGTGGAATGGTATTTTACAAACACTTCCTAGAAATAAAAAGTTTTATGGTTTGACCGTTTGGGAAACAACTCTATTACACAGAGATTGGGTTAACATGATAAATAATAGTGTGGATGAAGTTATAGTACCATCAACTTTCAATAAAGATGTATTTAAAAATAGTGGGATTAATAAAAAAATAAATGTCTGGTATCATGACATATTTCCATTTTGTAAAAACGAACGTATAAATGTTGATAATATTTTCGACAAATTTTTGCTTTATAAGTCAAATAAATTTGTAAAAGATAGTGGTACAATAAAAGACATAATAAAAAATAAAACTATCTACTATAACATCAGTCAGTACAATGAACGTAAAAATATAACTCAAGTTATAAGAACATTTTGCAAAAAATTTAAAAGTGACGACAATGTATGTTTATTTATAAAAACGTTTTTTAGATCGTTTTCTAGAAATGAAATAGAGGTTTTAAAGTATAATTTTACGGAATTATTAAAAAATTTTGGTAATATGCCAGATATAATATTTTGTTTTGATGATTTGAATGATGATGAAATAAATGTAATACATGAATTTGGAGATGTATATTTTACCTTGAACAGAGGTGAAGGATTTGGATTATGTACATACACTGCAAAAAAAATTGGTAATAAAATTATCTGCGGTAAATTCGGAGCAGAACGAGAGTTTTTAAATGAGAGTGTTGATATATTAATTAATTACACTTTAACTACACCATTCAATATGGAAATCTATCATAACTGGTATAACGATGATAAACAAAGATGGGCATCTTATGATGACGATGATGTTATTAGTAAATTACAATATTTTCGAAAAACAATAAAACAATCATATAATTATGAAAAATAAGATTAAAACATCGGATGTATTGTTGTTTAGACTACACGAAGGAAAACTTCAAGTACTCTTAACATTAAGAACTCCAGATAGTTTTGAGGGAAACAAGTGGTGTATACCAGGTGGTCATATAGATGATGGAGAAATACCTTTGGATGGTGGTGTTAGAGAGTTAAAGGAAGAAACTAATGTAGATGTGTCCGCAATTAAAAACCAACTCAAATTGATTGGTATGCATCCTATTAGTACTATCAGAAAGGGTTTTGGAGTTACATATGGATGTATATTACCACCAAATTATCCACATACATTAAAACCACAAGATGGAGAAATTTCCGAAGTAAAGTGGCACAATGCAAACGAAATACCCCATGATCAAATGGCCTTCGATCACGGGGATATTATACAACAACTAATTAACAGATTTAAACGAGACTAATTTTGTTTGCGTTGTTACCTTTTAATTCTTCTGGTAACAAATCTTCTAATACTGATAGACAGTTAACGCAATATGGAATTGTTACTGGAATCAATGCATCCTTATCAGTACCGGCTAGTATCTTACTAACTCTTCTAAGAATGATTCCGTTTGAAAATACTTGACCCTTACAATCATTACACGCAACTGGTTGAGTATCTTTGATGCTAAAGTTTAGCTTTGGCGTTTGTGTTTCGAATTTATTCATAACTTAATTTATTCTTTTTCTTTTTTTGTAATCTTCTAATGCTGCACTTAATGCTTCGTGCGCAAGTACGCTACAGTGAATTTTGACTGGTGGTAAACCACCTAGCGCGTCTACAATATCATCATTACTAAAACATCTTTCAAGTTCATCTATTGATTTACCTTTGATTAATGTAGTAGCCATAGATGAAGCCGCTATAGCACTACCACATCCAAATGTCTTGAATCTTGCATCCGTTACAGTTCCAGTAACGTCATCGATTTTTAGACTAATTTTCATGATATCACCGCACGCAGCTGCACCTACTTCACCAACTGCATCTGCGTCTTTTATGTCACCCATATTTCGTGGGTTCATAAAATGATCCATCACGGTTTGATTATATAATGTATAAGATTCACTCATATATTGTATAATTATAGTCCGGCTTGTTTTAAATCGTTATCAACCATCTTTTTTACCAGACCTTCAAAGTCTGTTTTTGGTTTCCACCCCAATTCTCTTCTTGCTTTGGTACTATCTCCTAATAGAATATCTACTTCGGCAGGTCTATAGAACTTTGGATTAATTTTTACCAAGACCGATACAACTGGTTCATATTTAATTGCATCTTTGGTGCTGATACTAAATTCTGATCTTTCTGCTTCACCATGCCATGCACCTTCAATGCCAGCTGCTTTAAAAGCATACCAAACAAATTCCGCAATAGTATGTGTTTCATTGCTAGATAGTACATATTCTTCAATTTGCATATTACTATCCATATCAACTCTACATTTTTCTTGATTCAACATCAACCAAATACCTCTTACAAAATCTTCAGCATCACTCCAGTCTCTCTTGGCTTTAACATTACCCAATTCAATTGGAACAAATGATTTACCCGCAAGTATTGCTTTTTTAATTCTAGCTACACCCTTGGTAATTTTACGTGTAACAAATTCTTCACCTCTACGAGTACCTTCATGATTAAACAATAAACCTTGTACAGCATATAAGTTGTATGATTCTCTATATACTTTTACTAATTGTCTTGCTGCTGATTTACTTGCACCATATGGACTTCTTGGTCTGGCTGGATGATTTTCATCTTGTGGACTATATGTGACATTACCATATTCTTCACTGCTACCAGCGTTGTAGAATCTACAAGATGGTCTATGTTGTCTAATAGATTCAAGTATATGAATTACAGCGGAGGTATTACACTCCCACGTTTGAGCTGGAAAGTCCCAACTACTACCTACGAATGTTTGTGCGGCTAAATTAACAAAATAGTCTGGTTTAAGATCTTGTACAATCTTATTGATACTATGTACATCACTTAGATCAAAGTTAACTAGTTTGAATCTGTCATTTTTTATATGATCGATGTTTTCGTGGTTTTTTGTACTTAGTCTTCTAGCACCACCAATTATGAAATGATCTGTGGATTCTAGTAAATAATCAACCAAGTGACTACCATCTTGGCCTGTTACTCCGGTAATAAATACAACTTTGCGATTATTAATAAAACCCTGTACGTCTTTGATGTTTAAAACTTCCATATATTAATCCTTATAGATACGTATTTTCGTACACCAATACAACATTATTTTATTTGAATTAAAATTATAAATCGAATTGGTTATCTGATAGATATATCATATGTGGAAGCTAAATACTAATCATTTTACTTTTTGGGACAGACTAAAGATTTGTGGATTCTTTTTAAACACCAATAATTTCTGGACATATGGAAAACAAGTTCAAAACTTTGAGAAAAAGATGGCTAAATATGTTGGTAGTAAATATGCTTTATTTGTATCAAGTGGATCAACAGCAAATACTTTACTTGCTTATTATCTTGATCAAGTAGAAACCAAAAGAAAGATTGTTTTTCCAGCTGTAACTTGGGCTACATCTATTACTCCATTTATTAAGTGTGGATTTGAACCAGTTTTTGTAGATGTTAAATTGAACGATCTATCAATGGATCTAGATCAAGTGGAAAACATTCTTAAAGAAGATAAGGATGTTGGAACAATCTTTATCACCGCATTATTGGGTATTTCACCTGATATTGATAGATTGAACTATCTTAAAACCAAATATAAGGTTAGAATCATGATAGATAGTTGTGAAAGTACCTTTACGAAGTTTAGAGGTAGAAATATTGCTTCATTCTTTACATCAACTACAAGTACATATTTTGGTCATATGTTACAAAGTGTTGAAGGTGGTTTTGTATTTACCAACGATGAAAAGGAATATGAACTATTCAATATGATTCGTAATCATGGTATGTATCGTCATTTACCACCAGAGAATCAAGAAAAATATAAGAATCGAGAGGTAGATCCATTATTTGATTTTTATTGTATTGGTAATAATTTTAGAAATAGTGACATACATGCATATATTGGTTTGTTAGATTTTAAACGTGTACCTTTATATACATTTCATAGAAAATTCTGTGGTGAGATATTTACATCATTGTTGGATCAAAATTCTTTCTATAAGGTTCAAGTCAAGAATGAAGACAATCTGTTTAGTTTACCAATCATTGCAAAAAATAAGGAAACTATTGATAAGATTAAAAAGTTCTGTAAAAATGAGGGTATAGAATATCGTCCTATTATTGGTGGTAACTTATTGAAACAAACTGCATTTAAGAAATATGGTGTTGCAAGAAAGTTTCCTAATGCTGATATTATCAACGAAAATGGTTTGTATGTTGGATTACATTATAGTGTTACCCCAGAACAAATTAGTTGGTTTGTTAAAACAATAAACGATATTTAAAATTCATCGTCTTCATCTTCATCGTCCTCTTCATCAATATCATCTTGCGGAGGACGATCATTGAACATTTTATTAAAATCACGAAGGTCTTGGGTTTCGATGCCTAATTGATTAAATATCAGTTGAATTGCCACCAATATTTCTGGTGTATGTAATTTCTTTTCAACTGATTTTTCAGCAAAATAATTTGATATCTGGACTAGTGTTTTTTTCACATGAGGAGGAAGTCCTTCAAAGTATATCATCATGTCTGATTTTTCTCTATCTATTATCAATCCTGGTATGTCATCGACAGATCGATTTTCTTCTTTTAACAATATCAATTTATTTAATTTGTTAAGAATATCTGGTTCTGAATCAGATTCGTCAATAATGCTATTCTTAATTTTATTGATATCCTTGGTTTTTATTTTCCTAGCGATATTAAAACTAGACATTACTCCGTGCTTCGATAATAAGTGAGAAAAGTTTGACATTTAAAATTAAATATAAAAAAATAAACAAAATATATATTTTTATTATGAAGAAGCCTGCAATTTTTATAGACGCATTTATTGGTGATACGGAAAAGAAGAAGTGGTTTGATTACAATGTTAACAATTTTATCAAAGAAGGATTTGATGTTTTTATCATTTCCAATAAAATGACTAATTTTGATAAATTTGAAGATGTAAAGTATTTTGAGTACGATTGTGAAAACAGACTGCTCACTGATAGATCTAAGTATAAATTTTACACAAAATTTAGAATGAATAGCAATCTATATCCAGCTGGTCTTCCTCCGCAGTTATTTACCGGATTATCTGAAATCCATGGGTTTACAAATTGGAGTATACTTTACAATCTCAAAAAAATAGCAGGTGTACTTAAACGTTTTGGTTATGATCACGCAATAAGGTGTGAATATGATGTTGTTTTTAAATCGTATAATTTAATGGATACTATATTCAAGGATTTTGGTTCTACTGAAAATAGTAAAAAATGTATGATCATGCCGTGTAATATAGGAGTCACCACCAATGTTTTTCTATTTGATACAAATTATATTGATAGTATAATTCCTACAATGGAAACCGAGGATGATTATATTAAATTCCTAAATAACTTGTATGGATACAATTTATCTCCGGTATTTGAAGGTATATTTCGTGATTTAATTAAAGATCAAGTACATTACTTGGATGTAGAAAAATCACATGAACATATAGAAAACATAGACATGTGTTTATCTGATGGAGATTTGGGTTTAAGACACAAAATAGGATATGGAAAATTGCAGATAACACCTGTGAATGATAACAAACAATTTTTTATATCCAATCTTAGTCAGACAAGAGAAATCTATCTAGAGTATATTACAGAAGGATATCGTGATATTTTTAGACTTTCACCATCTTCTTGGTTAATACTTGATAACTGCAAAAACTTTGTTGAAATTAAATCCTCAGAGTTTAAAAATAATGAAGTCATTAAATTTGATTTATCACAACCTTGCGATTTTACAATAAAACCAATATCTTAACATTTTTATTATGAAGAAACCAGCAATTTTTATAGATGCATTTATAAGCGACAAGGAAAAGAAAAAATGGTTTGATTATAATCTTTCCAAGTTTATTAAACAAGGTCACGACGTTTTTATTATTTCTAATAAAATGCCTAGCTTTGATAAATTTGAGGATGTAAAGTATTTCGAATATGATTCAACTAACAGATTGCTTACTGATAGGTCTAAGTATACGTTATTTAGTCATATGAATTGGGCTCATCAATTATATGATAATTCAGGTAATAGTTGTATTTTACAGGGACATAATAATCCACACGGATTTACAAATTGGACTATATTGTATAATCTTAAAAAGATATGTAAAGTGCTAAAAAGTCGTGGGTATGAACACATGATACGTTGCGAGTATGATGTTGTTTTTAAGAATTATGATTTAATGAGTACCATATTCAAAAATTTTGGTTCTACTGAAAATAGTAAAAATTGTATGATTCTTCCAGGCGGATTTGGTTGCGTAACCAATTTTTTTCTAATTAATATAGATTATTTAGATTCTCTGATACCAGAAATGGAAACTGAAGCTGGTTATATTAAATTTATGTATAAATTATATGGATGTAATTTATCTCCTGTATTTGAAGAATTATTCTATAATATTATAGATAAGAAATGTGAATATTTAGATGAAAAATTAACGAATGAATATATAGAAGATATAGGTGTATGTTTTTCAGGTGGAGATTTAGGTTTTCGTCATGAGATAGTTTATAACAATCTTTTAATGACACCTGTCAATAACAACACCGAGTTTTTTGCAAAGAATAGTTCAACCGATAGTAATGTTTATCTAGAGTATACTACTGAAGATTCTTCAGGCCAATCCAGTAGTACTTTATTTTTACTTTTGCCAGGTCGATGGATTAGATGTAAATGTTCAAAATTTGTAGAAATTAAAACATCACAAATGAAATATGGCAAATCTGTGAGATTTGACTTATCAAAACCTTGTACTTTTACTATTGTAAGAAACTAAAACCTCTGTTTAAGAATCTTTTTACTATCTTGTAGTATATCTGGGTCAAATATTTTTGGCCCTCTACTTATGTATCCTTTGCCACTGGTGAATGTACAATTATAACACAATAATTTTAGATTGACCAATGCGTGGTTGTGTTTATTACCATCTTCAAAGTTTAACAACAATGGTAATTTGCCATCTGTAATTCTGCGTTCGTGAAAACCACATTGTTCACATTCTGCTTTTTTGATATTGGATCTAATCAGTTTATCTTTTAAACGATGTACTGGAAAGTTTGGGTATTTACCATCCAAAACATCTTGAATTGGATACTTACCTTTATTTGGGTCAACCAATACTCTGTTCACAAAGTTTTTCTTGGTAGGAGGCCAACCTGGTGTTTTATGCACACCATATTTCTTTGCGTATGTTTTGAATGTTTGATAACTAACACCCAATCGTTTTGCTGCTTTTCTGGCCGATGTAGACTTTTCTAATGCTTCTTTAATTTCTGACTCAACGATTGGTTTATTCTTTTTACTTCTGCCACCTCTACTTGGATAGATTTGATCAGCAAACTCTTTTTCTAGGTGTGGAATGTTTACACCTTTATCACGAAGCACTTTGTATTCATCTACTTCTCGTCTAACATCATCACCAATCTGACTTAAACCATATATCTTTTCTACTTTTTCCTTTAAAGCATCAAGTTCTGCTAATTTTTTGTTAATTAAATCAAAATTGTAGGATGGAATATCATTGTTCATTTTTTAAAGATGCTGATAATGGTTCTTTAGCTAAGTCTACATCGGTTGTACTTTCAAATATTTTCCTGAGTATTTCGGCTCGTTTAAACATACTGGCATTTAATAAAACTTTATATGTGTTTATATATTTGGCTTTACCATCTGATGATTTTATTGGTTTACACATTATAACCGGATTAACCAGAAAATCTTCTTCGGTCATATGAATTGAACTTGACTTCATCTCAACAGCTCTGGTACACGCTTCTACATACGCATCATCAAAGATATCTGGGTCTACATCAACATTCATTTTCCAATTTGCGGAACTTACATTAAACTTTAATATTTTAGTTTTTGCCATAATTCAAATCTCCATCATTTAATAGATCTAGGTTACTTAGTTTCTGATTTACACTATTACATACTTGTTCTTCGACGGTGTTTGCCACGAACACAATCTTTTGTATACTCTTTGTTTTAGCACTATCACGCCATACTCTTCCAGTGGATTGACGCATTAATACAGCCGAGTACGAAGGACATATTAACGACAATCTTGGAAAATTACCATTCAAATCGTGTAAATTTAATCCTGCACCGCCAGCTGCGATGTTGACAAGTATTATTCTACTTTTATCTGATTGAAAATCATCAACGGCTTGTTGTCTATCTTTGTCTGATACAACACCATTCACAATACATTTGGTCTTGAGTCTATCTGATAATGCATTGATAGTTTCGGTAAAATTACAGAATATAGCCACACTCATGCCATTCTCAATACCTTCCTCTGCCATTTCTATAATAAGAGGTACCTTGAACATTTCAACTTTTTGTCTAGCACGAAGGATTGCAACCATTTGGGTTTGACCCTTGTCTTTTTTGAGTTGCCTTTCAATCTTTAACAACTCTAATTGCATTTCTTCGTATGCTTTGTTGATCTTGTCTTGATCCTCTTTTTCCATTTCATAACATTCTGCTGTAATTTGACTTTCTGGAAAGTTAGGTATGGTATCACGATTAAGACGAACACCTCTATTGATAAAAATGTCATTGCTAAGTTTTGCTAACGATTTCTTGTCGCCTGTAAATTCCATTCCAAATCTGCCTCTGACAACTCCGTGTGCATAGGCCCATTCATAATATTGCTTGCTGCTCTTAAACAACTGAATACATTGTCCTACCGTTCTTAACTCCAGTGGGTTGGTTGCCATAGTAGCACTGCAAAACAACATCTTGTATCCAGATTTGAGTGCTGCCATACAAGTTTCACTATTCTTGGTCTTGGCATTCTTTAGTTTTTGTGCTTCATCCCAAACAATAAGAGTATTTTTTGGTATCTTCCAAACGAATTCTTTACGTCTGGTATCTCTTCTTTTGACATATGATGCAATTACACTATCAGATTTACCCATACGTAATGCTTCATAGTTAACAATACCAGCACATTTACCCCACATTTTAAAGTGGTTCTTAATAACACGTTTCCAAGATTCTTTAACTGCTTTTGGACATACTACCAATATGTCCATATCTAATTCTCTGGCTACGCCACATGCGGTGTATGTTTTGCCGATGCCTACGTCACTACCATCTACGGCAGCACCCCATTTGTTTAGTGATGATACGATTTTACTAACAGCACCTACTTGCCATGGACGCAAACCATCTTGTTTAACTACTTCGTAGAGTGGAAGTGGTTCATCTGACTTTTGTTTCTTAATAGCTTTTTCTTTAAAGAGAGTTGGGTTATCTTTGGTTTCGGTCAGAACCCAATCGTTATCTCTTTTGGTAACACTATAACCTTTATCTTTGAGGCTTAATTTATTTACTTTCCAGTAAACAAAGAATTGGTTTAAGTATTGAGAAGGTATTTTCCATTCACGAATAAATGTTACTTCTCCATTTTTTTCTATTTGAATTGGATCTGACCATCTGATATCCAAATTTATCATAATTAGTCACCCATTTCGTTTCTGTATTTAACATTACGAGCATGTTCATGAATATTGGATCTAACATGACGGCCATCTTTACGATGTACTCCCACATCAAACTTCTCCATCATTAGTTCAGTGAAGTAAACACCTTGGTTATCATCATAACCATAACCCAAGTTAGCCATATCATCCATGTAGGACTTTCTGGTTTTCTTATGAACTTTTTTACAAAGTTCTTCTAAGTAGTTAACTACTTCGTTTACGTTGTTTTTATATACAATCTTGTTGATTGTAGTGTCTTTAATGTAATAACTCATATATAGTATATATCCTTATATACCATATAAATAGTACTAATTCAAGTACTTTAAATATTATATTGTTAATTACCAGCTATAGGAATTGAGGAGTGTATATTACGTTCAGTTTGACTACGTATAGTTTCAAAGTACTGAATCATATGGTTTATTGCATGATCCGCAATATCTTCTAACCAATCCTCTGGCTTAAACTCTGTGGTACTTATACCACCACGAACTGCTTTTAAATCACCCTTCTGAAATTCTTGACGTAGAAAATTTATTAGATCTTGTTTCAAATGTTGTCGTTGTTGAATAACAAATATTTCGCTTAATGCTTCTTTATAACTTACTCTTACTGGAGATTGTCCTTTGCCACCACTACCTTTTTCTCCTCTACCAGCAGATCTTTGTGCTGCTTTTTTACGTTTAACCCAATTAGCAATTGCTTTTTTACCACCCTTGGCTCTTATTCTTGCAGCGTACTTTTTGCCTAAACAAGCACTATAACTACTACCTTGTTTAGCGTCACCACATTTACCAGCTTTTTTACCAGTACTATCATATCTATCCCAACCTCCTCCACTGGTGCTTCCTACTGACCCTTTACCAAACCACGCACGTAAACCTCCTTGATAGGCTTCATTAATTTGGTTTTCATATTTTTGGTAAATCGTCATATTAAATATAAATATAGACGATCTTGTTAACCTTGTATAAAAATCTTGGATAGATTTGCGTAAAACTTCTCCAAAGACTTTTTGGTTGCAAACTTTCTTCTGGTTTCTTTTAGAAAAAATGAAATACTTTCACCGCTTAATTCGATGATTTGACCATCAATATTTATGTTATAGGTCTTGTTTTTTAAGGCAGGCATAAAAGTATCTTATATTAAGTATTTTATGCCTGCCCAAATGTTACATTTTTTTAAGTTTTGATCAAAAAATGTTGCCAATCAACGTGACGAGCATCTTTGATCAAAGCATACACTGGAACTGGTTGTGGAATATGTGGTTGTTTAAGCAACTTTAACCCAGCTTCAGAGTTCAATCTATTACCCTTCTTGGAGTTGATATCCCGTGAACACAATACTAGATTGGTCCAAGAGTCTTCACCACCCTTACTACGAGGCAGAATATGATCGACGGTAGCATTATTACGATCAATCTTTTTACCAGTGTATTGGCAAACGCCATTATCACGATTATAGATTGCATCCTTACTTGGTTTGCCTCTAAATTCCTTTACAGGCATTTTATTGTAATTAGTAGCAATAATGACGGTTGGAACACGAATCTTTAGATGAGCGCTGTTGATGCTTAGATCCCAAGAACGAACTGGTAGATTTAGCCAATCGGCCCAAGAAACAGGATTCATGGTCTTGGGTTCTGTCAAAATAGGATCGCCATTGTCATCAATATTATAATCGATATCCAAAGCTAGTGTTGCTGGCTTTCCATGGGTATCACATCCACAAAGATCTACGATAGCATCTTTGACAGTCTTGAAACCAACTGGTTGCCAACTAGCATTCAGATTTAGACATATTAATTTATTTTCGATTCCAGTCATAACTCCTCCATCTTATATCACTTTTTATACAAGTCAAATAAAATATTTTCTTCTGGTTCTAAACTTTCGTCTAGTCTACCCTTGACAATTTCCAGATCACATTTAAACCACTCGTTTTTAATGTCCGTAGCAAAATATCTTAACTTTTCAGCTATTCTTTTCTCAGCTTCGTAACAATCTGGATGTTGAATATAATATTCAATTTTATAGTTACGTAACGGAGATGATGTTTGATATGTGCGCAACCTTGATTTTATATCATTAGTAACTCCCACCTTGTAATAATTGGGAAAGTTACAATTACTTATGATATACACATAACCATTTTTTTGTCTACTATTTGTCATTTAATCTACTAATAAGTAGTTAAATGATTTCGTCAACCAATCCGTATTTTAAACACTCAGATGCGGATAAATAAATATCATGTTTCAACATTTCTTCCAAATCTGATGTGGTGAATTTGGTATGTTCTAAATAAATCTTTTTAACTTTTTCAGATAGTAATTCAAGATTTTTGAATTCATCTTTAAAGGTTTCATGAGTACCACCACACCAACTTCTTAATTGATGTACTAACATAACACCATTTTGACCAATAAATCTTTTCTTACCACATACACTAATCAGAGTTGCTGCGGAAGCGCTGATACCTTCTACGTATGTATAAACTGGTACTCTTGATGCTTTGATACGATCAACCGTAGTGAAGGCTGAAAATATTTCACCACCATCGCTATTGATAAACAATTTTACGTGTGGTGGTGTTTCTAATCCTAGATTGATTTGGGTAATCAACATTTGTTTTTCCAAATCACTAAGACTTCTGTTTAGATTGTATATGCTTTCTAAGTCTACTTGACTATAAAAATAAATCTCATTGCCATTTATTTGGTGTGGGATTTTTGTTTTGGTGGTGGTAATGATGTCTTCTTCATCATAAACTGGTAACTCATTTTTATAGCGAGAATAAAGCATATTGCTTATAAGTATCAATTAAACACTAACAATCCGTTAAATTTTACAATGTCATAGTCAACATCAATTGTTTTATCTAATAAGTCGTCTATTTTTATTCTTACACGTTTAACATTATTATCTATACCATACACCTGATAATGTGATGGCCATAGTGTAATACTATCAAAATGAGCATCATCTATGTATGTGTCTATATGATAGTTTCTCTCCTTTTTTTTATCTATTAATGTGTTTGTTTTATTAGATAAAATTATGTATTTATTTTTGTTTGCGTCTACAAATACATTTATAAAATTATTTAATATCCACATTTCATTTTGCAACCTTACAGATTTACCATCATCGGTATCACCATTTGCTTTAAATTTTGCAAGATCATCTGTGATGTCTAGGAATTTATCCATATCATTTTTAAATAAATCATAAAATAAACACTCATATGCGTAATTTAATTTAAATTTGATTATATTTTCTGAGTCATACCAGTCTTCTTTTTCATGGGGTATAATAAATCTATCCAGAAAAAAGTCTATATTTGTAAAAAAATATGTTATGTATAACATGTTCACATTGTTAATGTGTCCAGTACCTGTAATAAGTTTGTACTTATCCTCGTTTAATATTTCAAATTGTTTTTTAAAAAATTCAAATGATCCATCTTTGAATATGTTATCATCTTCGGTGAAGAATACATTTTTATATCCAAGAGTCTTTGCAGTCTTTATAGATAATTTTATGTTTTTTGTAATCGTTGAATTAACACTTGGAGTATATATACACAAATATCCAGAGTCTATTGACATCCATGGATAAACTGTGTTTGGTAGTTTAAGTTCTTCTATACACTTATACATAAAATCACGACCAAGCTGGTCATTTTCTTTGTTTATGATTAAATAATCAATCATAAAATTCAAGTGTGCCGGAATATCACATCCTGAAATTACTAATATTGGAATTTTTAGTTTACTAAAATAGTAAAGTTGTTCTTGTAAATAAGAAATTTTTTCAAGCGTGTTTGGAAATGTGCTTATAACAATAATATTGTCTTTGTTCATATTTTCAATTTTAACTGATTAAGATCATCTTTTAAGAGCAATCTTAGTTCTGGATCATCTACATAATGAATGTTATCTCCACTTTTAACAAAACTAATATGTTGAGTTTTATTCCACCCATTTGAATTAACTACTATGTCATCGGTTCTGCCTGAACGTTCACAGATATATCCAGACATATACTCTGCAAAAGTAATAATAGCTTCGGTTCTTTCATTGCCGCCATTTGTATAAAATCTAAGAGTAGCAAACTTTTCTTTTACTTGTGCAACTTTGATTTGTTTTACTGGAAGATATTGATCTGGATACTTTTCTGCCCATTTATTTTGTTGATCAATATAGTCTTGAAGATATCGACTTAACCAAAGAATTAGTCTAAACCACCCATCATCACACTCAAATCCAAATTGTGTAAACGGATGTTCTCCACATTCAGTATAAAGTTTTGGAAACTTTTTAACTAGGTAACTTTCTAATTCAGGTCTCATACATTAAACTCTTTTCCATCAAAATAAGCTTTACATCCCAACTCTTTATCAATCATGAATACTTTTACACCAGCTTCATTAAACATAGTAAAAGTGGCATTATCATGTCCTTTCCATTGTTCTCTCTGATGCATGTCACAGATATCATTAAATTGTTTATGGATGTATACTTCACTAATACCGCTCTGAATTATACCTCTAGCACAATCTGCGCAAGGAAGAGCGTTAGTATACAACACAGATCCTTCTGTAGATATGCCGTGTTTAGCCGCCGAATAAATAGCGTTGCGCTCACCATGTTCAAACCACTTGTATTTTTCAGGTCTCTCGTTTCTATTTGACAATTTATCATCTACACCAATTGGTATACCATTATATCCGGTAGATATAATCCTACGATCTTTTACTAGAATAGCACCAATTTTGGTTTTTGGATCTTTGCTTTTACTAGCAATCCAATAAACGCCTTCCATGAACCAATTTATAAAACTTGTATTGTCCTTCATAACTTAAATCGTATCTTGACTTTATTTTTTTACAAGTTAAAATAACTATCGTACATGAACAATACTATTTATAGTATATGAATAATTATACTGGAAAAATCCATGGAATTAAGTTCCTTGTCAAAGATTCCAAGACCATACGTATATGGAAACCAAGTGATTTGGATATGATGGAATTTAGACCACAATGTGATTTTGTAGTCAAATATTTAATTGATGAAGGCTTTTTTAATAAAAAGCAATGTAAAGTTGAAGTCGTAAATTAACCGATATTGAAATTGTTATGATTACTTTAGTTATACCACCATCTCCATTTTTATTAGATGAAAGAGTTTTTCCAAGTTTGGGATTACTAAAAATTGCAGCTGTATTGCAATCCAAGTATGAAGTAAAAGTTTTAGATCTTAGTGGTATTAAGAATTACTTGGACGTAATGGAGATTTATTTAAAACAAAAAGATTCTAACATTTTTTGCATTACTGCGACAACTCCTCAACTTCCTCACTCAATTAAGATCAAGGATTTGATAAAGAAATACAAACCAAATAGTAGAGTTGTTTTGGGTGGTCCACATGTCACTTTGGTATATGCGGCTTACAAGAATAACGTTAATAAAAGATCCACAATAAATAAAGAAGTGTTGGAACAACACTTTGATTGTTTGGTTAGTGGTGATGGTGAGAAAGCTATTTTTCCAGCTATCGAAACTGCTGAAAAGTTTATTGATGGTGATGATCCAAAACAAAGTTACTTCTTGACAAATGAAGACTATGAGAAGTTACCAATGCCTGCCAGAGATTTGATTGATCTTGAATCATATCATTATACAATCGATGGTAAAAAGGCTACTAGTATTATTGCACAATTGGGTTGTCCATTTAACTGCGGGTTTTGTGGTGGTAGATTAAGCAATTCTCTACGTAGAATAAGAACTCGTAGTGGCAACAATATTTTGGATGAAATTGAATTTCTTCACAAAGAATATGGTTTGGAAGGGTTCATGTTTTATGATGATGAACTGAATGTAAATAAACAATTTGAATCATTGTTGACCGACTTGATTAAGTTACAAAATAGATTGGGTGTAGAGTTTAGACTCAGAGGATTTGTCAAAAGTGAATTATTTACAGACACACAGGCCAAGTTAATGTATGAAGCTGGATTCAGATGGTTGTTGTGTGGATTTGAGGCGGGTAATGATCGTATTTTACAAAACATCAATAAGAAGGCTACATACGATGATAACGTTAGAGTTATAGAAAAGTGTAAGAAGTACGGATTAAAAATCAAGTCGCTGATGAGCGTTGGCCACCCAGGCGAAAGTGAAAAGACTATTAATGATGTGGCTGAGTTCTTAATCAAGAATCAAACTGATGATTTTGATTGTACCGTCATCACCCCATATCCAGGCACTCCATACTATGATAAGTCTGTGGAGATTGGTGATAATGTTTATAGATATACTGTGGAAAAGACTGGTGATAACTTGTATAGTAAGACACTTGATTATTCTACAACTAGCAACTTCTATAAAGGTGTTCCAGGTCAAAACTATGAAAGTTATGTTTTTACCGACTATCTAAAATCCGAAGAGATTGTTCAGATGAGAGATGATTTGGAAACCAGAGTTAGAAAAACTTTAAATATTCCATTTAATCAATCTGCGGCTGCAATACTATATGAACATAGTATGGGTCAGGGTTTACCATCTTTGGCACTCAAAGATGTGTAATCATTTTAAATTGGTTAGTATCTTGCAATTTTTGAATAAGCCAATCAAGTTCTTATAAAAGAATTTATTATTCTTTTTCATAGCTTGTTCAAAGTCTTTTAATTCCAATAACATGTCTGGAAGAGAAGCATTTTCTAATAATGGTCTTGTTAATACAAAATAATGTTTAGATTCGTTGTCTTCGTCTTTTAGACTATATGCTTTGGTTAATAATGCAAATGATGGATCTGGAATTTTCTCCATCTTTAAATCTTTGAAGTAATCTACACCCATTGAATTTTTCAATTCAAATACCATCACATGATCTGAATTGTAGGTGTTTGCGAAGATGTTTTCAAAGGCTAATGTACAAACTTCAAATATTTTATCTTCGGTAGATTCAAAACTACTTGTATTGGTAAAGTCCACTTTGGCTTTCCAATTTGCACACTCCACTATGTATGTTTCTGGAGTCATCGTATTATATATAAATATTTAATTTTATAACCACCGACCATTTTTTCTCACATCATTTTCAGTTAGAGATTTATATTCCTTCGTTAACTTTGAATTGAATGTTATTCTTATATCAGGTTTTTCATTCAATTTTAAATCTACGTCCAACGCATAAAATGCACGTGATTTTGACAATTTTCCCCAAAAAAACAATGTATTATTTCTGTGAATTTCTAGGGTTATATAATCCTCATCAACTTTTAGATTTTCTAAATTTATAAAGAAAACTAATCGATCTGATGTTTGTTCATACAATAATATGGATCTTGAATCACTTATTATACTATCGTGTGAATATATTTTATTTAGCTTAGTATCTTTGCCAAAAATTGACGCAAATCCATAATTTTTAACGTTTTCAAAATATACATTATGTTTATTATGTGTTTGTAAGTAAAGTACATAATATAGAAAAGTCTCGTAATCAATTGAATCTGGATGTGCTGATTCTAATTCCTCTTGTGTTTCAGGAATTCTATCCAAAATGCTTTCATTGAAATACATGCAATTCCCAAACCAAAAATAAGAATGAATTACACTGGATGTACAAATGCCTTCCCACATATTTCCAAAGTATATAGCATTTAAACTTTCATTATTCATCCGAATAAAGTACTCAGATAATTTGTTTATTCCGTCATCTGAAAAGTAGTGATCGTCCTCAACATAAAAGAAATTTGTATACTTTAAAGCAAGCGCTATCTTTATTAAATTTTTTGTGTTTCTGAATACACTGAGAAAATGAGTGTGAGTATATATTAGATAGTTTGGATAATTGGAACAATAGAAAAAAGATCCAAACGCTCCTCCATATGGAATTGGATATTCCCTCGCTTTCTTATATACAACTCTGTCTATCATTCCGTTGTAAAAATCAAAGATTACTAACTTGGATAGTTTAAAAAATTCTTCGTTTATATTTTGAACGGTAGATAGTATTACAATATCTTTTCCTAGCTTAGATAATTGTCTTAAGTTCTCCAAAGACATTTGTTCTCGTTCTTTGGTTTTTGGCGATGTTAAAAATAGTATTACATCAGACATTATATATAATATTCTAGATTTTCAATTTTATAAAATGGACTAGAAATATATAAATCGTGTCCATATATTTTGTCACGGGTACAATATTGCTCGTAACTACAATCCGAATAAATCAAATTGGTTTTCATATATTGAATTCTCATCATGTATATATCTTTTGAAACTACATCTTTATTTGAAAATTTAATACAATCGATGTTATCGGCTTTAATAGAATTGTATAACTCTGGTATTTTTTCTATGTTTTCTAATTTTAGATTTGAAGATATAAACATAACTCTTCTATATCTTTTTAAAAGCAAATATTTTGTGACAAAGTATTTTAAATGATATAAATGATAATCCAAATGCCACTCATCTATAAAATTAAATTTTTGTGAGAATATTTGTTCAAAGTTACAATTTTGTGGAAGTGCTTCTGGATTGAATGTTATTAAAAAGTGTTTATCAACCACAGAAGATAATATTTTATAATTATGTTCTACATTCTTTATATCATTGATGTTACATATAAAATGTAATACACAATTCATTTGTTTTTAAATATTAATGTATTTGGTTCTTCTACAACACCTCGGTTAATAAAATCGAAGCTATAACTATATCGTCCAATATGTGCTAATCTGATTGTTGTGTCTGCAAATATTGTGATTCCCGACTTTCTGGCTCTATGACAAAATGAAAAGTCTTCTCCAACATAATCGTCGTCTATAATCATAGGAAGAAACCACGCATGAACTTTATATTGTCCACCCCATATGTTAACTGGTTTTAGTCCAAACTTGACTTTAATACGTTCGTATACACTCACATGTGTATACATAAAGCCTGTAGCTGCATACTCTACTTCATAAAGACCACCATGTGGTCCAAATATGATTTCGTCAAATCCACTATGAAACTTTGTGGTCAATGCCGGCCATCCTTTTACACAATATGTTCCTGTAATAAATGGTTGTTGTTCTCTTATACTGGTATTTATGATTCTGTATATATCATATGGACAAAATGCGATATCACTATCAATCCAAAACAAGTGTTCATATCCATCATTTATAGCTTGTTGTGCCATCACACATCTACCTTGATCAATAGCACTAAATCCATATTTTCTATATACTTTGACCCCATCCTTTTCAAGTTGTCTTAATGCGTCATCACATGCTGGTTCTATATGTGAAGCAACTGGTACTAAGATAATTGTCTTATCTTTTACTGATTGTTGTAATTGATCATCACCTGGCCAAGGTATATTGCATATTTGTTTTGGTTCTTTAGAAAATAACATATCAGAATATAAATACCCAACGATGTAATGTTTTGGTTTATTTTAATTTTTAACAGATATTTATAACATATATGATAGTAACCAATCTTTTAACTCTACACAACCAGCTAAAAATCAACCACTGGCAAACCAAGAAGTATTCTGAACATCAAGCCCTTGGTGCTGCATATGATGAATTTAGTGATCTTGTTGATCAATTTATCGAAGTATTGATGGGTAAATATGGTCGTATACGTGGTAAAAATGGTTTTACTATTGAATTGAAAGATTACCAAGATCTACCCACTGAAACATTCGTTAACAAGTACATTGATTATTTAGTGAATGAACTTCCAAAGGGATTGGAAGAATCTGACACTGATTTGTTAAATATCAGAGACGAAATGTTGGCAGAATTAAACAAACTAAAATATCTATTAACACTAGAATAAGGACTTATTAAAGTTATGAGTGAACACCAAATTGATACGACACCAGTTACAAATGGACCAACAGAACAAGAGAAAATCGCAAAGTATAAATTAGCAGTATGGATTCTGCTTATTACTATCTTTGGGTTTCTTTCATACTATACCATTGCTTTGAGTTCCAAGGTTAGGAAGTATGGTATTGAACTAACAAACTTGACTCAAAAAAACGAGTTATTGTCTAAAAATCTCAATACAACCGAAACAAAAAAGAAAGAACTTGAGGGATTTGTTACTGAATATAATCTAAAGTTTCAAGTTATTCAGACCAATCTTGTTACTCTAAATGGTCTAACTGAAAATCTTAAAAAATCAATTGATGAAAAAGACGTTAAGATCAATAGTCTAGTTAATGAAAAGACAGCATTGGAAAATGATGCAAAAGCTCTTCGCAATACTATCGTTAAGATGACTGCTGAGTTGGCAGAACTTGGCGGTGAGTTATCCAAAGCCAAGAGTGAAAATGACGAGAATAAGTTGCTTTCTAGAATCAATGAGCTAACTCAAGAAAGAAATGCTTTGACAACTGAACTTAAAAAGTATCAAACCGCTATCGAACTTCTTAAGAAAGAAAACCAAGACTTGGCCGCAAAAATGAGACTTGGTGTTAAAGAAGCTGGTTATACATTTACCACCAAAGTTGAAGAGTCACGTAAATTTGGAGAAGTTTTAATTAAGTTGAATATCCGTGATGGAGGTACAACGGTTGAATTGGTAAACGATACAAATGTTTCTAAGCCAATCACTAAAGAACCAAAATCTGAAAAGAAGTCTGAATCATCTTCAAAAAAGGGATTTTGGAGTAAGATATTTGGTCCACAAGCAAAATAATATGCCATACGAATATCATGCTAAGGTAACCGAAGTTGTTGATGGAGACACAGTTGTTGTAGACATCGACTTGGGTTTTGACGTAAAACTAACAGATCAAAAGGTAAGACTTCTTGGTGTTGATACTCCAGAAAGCCGAACTTCAGACAAAATTGAAAAGGTGTTTGGTTTGGCTAGTAAAGACTTTGCAAAAAAGTTTATTGAAGGATGTAAAGACAAATACGTAATTCTACGTACCCATATCAGTGATGACGTTGATAGTAGTGGTAGAGAAAAGTTTGGTAGATTGCTTGGAGAAATTGTACACCCAGAAACCAAGAAGATTTTGAACGATGAACTAATTACCAATGGTTATGCAGTTCGTTATATGGGTGAGAACAAAGATAAGGTACAAGGTCAACATAAAATCAATCGTAAACGTCTTATTGATGAAGGTGTTGTAAAATTATCTTATAAAGAAGCTGGTATTTAATATATTTATTAGTGTGGATAAATTAGCTAAATACACAATTGTTAAATTTTTGAAGTTCGTTAGCGACGAGCTAAACTTGAATAAACCATTCAAAGTCAAGTTAGCTCAAAATCGTGATGACGATTTAAAAACTTATGCTTATTACAACGCAGCAAATGGTGATGTAAAAGTATATTGCAGAAACAGAGGTTTAGCAGATGTATTGAGAAGTATTGCTCACGAATTGATTCACCATCAACAAAATCAAAATGGAAAGATTCAAGGACAAACCCAAGACGTTGGTGGTGAAATTGAAGATGAAGCAAATAGTGTTGCTGGTCAGCTTGTAAAAAAGTTTGGATATGCAAATCCAAAGTTGGCTGTATACGAGAAGACTCTATAAATCGGGTCTTATTTTGTTAAAAAATAAAGCGTTATAGTTGGTTGTAGAAAACACTTTTATTTCTTGATCTTTGAGTTTAAAGAACTTTTTGCTGCGTTTGTATAGTTTTGTACCCAATCCTTGTCGTCTATATTTACGTTTAATATAGATCATGAACTGAAAAGTTCTTTTACCGCTGGGTTTTTTAAGTTGTTGTATGATACTCCATCCTACAACAACTCCGTTATCTTTGATAAGGAATACTCTGTTTTTGCGTATACTATCTGGTATACAACATTCCACATACAGCGAGTATATAGAACCACTTGTAACTAGTTTGGAGCATGCCTTTTCTTCAGAAAGGTTTAGACTTTTGGCGTTTTTAGAATAAATTCTAATCGGCACATTTTATAAATATGATCGAATAGTTTCATCAATAGCAGTTTCGAATGGGGTAAGCTTAAATTCTGGAAATTCCATCTTAAAGTCTCGGTTATCAACGCTATATCTAAAATCATGTCCTGCCCGATCAGATACAAATTCATACCAAACTTCTGGCAAAGTAGTATTGGTTATTTGTTCATAACGACTCTTGATTAGAGTTAATAGCTCTATATTAGATAGTTCGTTGTTACCCCCAATCAAGTATTGTTTTCCAACCAAACCGCCTAATGTAACACTGATAAGTGCGTTAACATGGTCTTTTACATAGATCCAGTCTCGTATATTCTCTCCATTTCCATAAATTGGTACCAATTGCTTGTTTTTCAACTTGTTTATGGCTACGGGAATTAATTTTTCTGGATATTGTCTGGATCCAAAGTTGTTGCTACAATTGGTGATTATGGTTGGAGTACCATAGGTTTTGTTGTAACTTCGTACCAATAGATCGCTGGATGCTTTAGTTGCTGAATATGGACTATTGGGTCTATATGGACTATCTATGTCAAACGAAGATTGTTTAAACCCAAGACTTCCATATACTTCATCAGTTGATACGTGTATAAATTTCTCAAGAGTATAACTCTTAAATAATTCCAACAGATTGAATGTACCAACTATATTGGTTTCAATAAATCTTTTTGGTCCAGATATAGACTTATCTACATGAGATTCAGCTGCAAGATGAACCACATGCGTTAGTCCTAAACTCAACAAGTAGTTTTTTTGGTCTGGAAAGTATGGTGCTGAAATATCCAGTGTTAATTTGTGATACTTTGGATTGTTTTGGAATGGTAGACTTTTGTTTGCGGCATAAGTACCACAATCTATGTTATACACCTTATCAACGTCATCTCGTTTTAGAATTTCTTCTATAAAGTGACTACCAATAAATCCAGATCCTCCAGTTACTAATATATTCATATGGTCCAGTTGTTAATGCAATAATCAAAGGCTTCGTCTGCGGTTCTCATTTTGATACCAGTTGACAACAATTTTTCATTGCTCATCACGCAATTTGAACGTGGAGTCTTGACCACATTCTTATAGAATTCGTCTTCTTCTACAAATGTGAAGGTTTTATCTTTAGCAATTGTATTTTTAAACTTTTCTGTTACACCTTTGGTGGTAATATATCCACCATTGGTTACGTTGTAGATACCATATGGAACCTTTTTGTTTAGTGTTTGAATACAAGCGCTTACGAACTCTTGTTTGTTGCTTACACTATTTTCAGCATCTAATAGTCGTTCATACTTCAAAATCTTAGTGATATAGTTTCTGGAGTTATCAAATTCTTCGAAGGGAATTCTTAATCTCCAAATATAACTCTTTTCCCATTTACCCACAATTTGTTCCGCGATAGTCTTGGTACCACTGTAGAAACTACTATTGTTATATTTAAAACTAAAGTTTGGCTCGTCCTCTTCTGTGAATGGTTGACCATCGGATCGTCTACCCTCATAAATACAACCGCTAGATACATGACCCAATGGAATATCATTTAACATACACCAATCGGTTAAAATTTGTGGCCATACAATATTGCCGTGAATTGTATCTTCTTTATACAATTCACAAGCATCAACATTTGGTTTACCAGTATAACCAGCCGCATTGATTGCAGCGCCTATTAATGGATAACCAGCTTCGTCATACCATTTTTCTAAATCTTGAAAAGTGGTTGTTTTGGTATTTGGCCATAAAAAAACAGGGAGCTTAAGCTCTGCAAGTTGCTTTTTAAATTCGCTACCAATATAGCCTGTTGCGCCGAATAGTATAATCATAATAATTTGTTTAAGTATTGCTTATATTCGCAATTTGGTAATTTGTCAATGAGGTTTTTAAGTTGCGCTTTATTTATTAATTTGCGCTTCAAGCACTCTTCTTCTATGCATCCTATTTTTATACCCTGTCTAGATTGAATTGCTTGTATATAAGCACTACTTTCAAATAATGTTTCAGCACTTCCAGCATCAAGCCATGCTGTGCCTCTTGCAAATTTTATAGCAGTAAGTTCGCCCCTGTCAAGATATATTAAATTCAAATCAGTTATTTCAAGCTCACCTCTTGCTGAAGGTTTGAGTGTTTTAGCATATTCGACCACCTTATTATCATAAAAGTATAAACCAGGTACCGCATAATTGCTTTTGGGTTGAGTTGGTTTTTCTTCTATGCTTAAAACCTTATTATCCTCACCAAACTCAATAACTCCATAAGCTTTAGGATCATTAACTTCATAACCAAAAATAATTGCACCTGTAAGTGTAGGCTTGACTCTAGGCATTCCATGGAATATATTATCACCAAGGATCAAAGCAACATTATCTTTATCAATAAAATCTTCAGCGATAATAAAACTTTCAGCTATGCCTCTGGGTTTGTACTGAACTTTATAGGTAATTTTTAAACCTAATTGACTTCCATCGCCGAATAACTTTTCATATTGAGGTAAATAATCTGGTGAGGAGATGATACAAAATTCAGTAATTCCGCATGTAATTAATGTGTTAAATGGATAATAAATCATTGGCTTGTCATAAACAGGCAACAATTGTTTATTTATCGTACTGGTTAATGGATATAATCTACTACCAGTGCCTCCAGCTAAAATAATTCCTTTCATTTTAGACTAAAAATTCGTTTTTAACATCTTTGTTATATATCGTGTCTACTAGTAAATTTGTATATAAATCATATATTTCTACCTTTGAAACGTGTTCTGTAACGTCCCACATTTTTATGTATGGTGGAATATTTCTGTCATAAACATCACGAACATTTTCATTGGTATCATATACTACAAGCTTAAAATTAACTACTTTGTCAGACAAATTATCTTGATAAATTACAATTTGGGATGGATTAGTTGGTGAAGATCCTACCAATTTGCAAAAACACACAAAATAACCCTGTTCATATACCTTATCAGATATATAATTCATAGTAGAGTGAGATCGATCCATCAAATAATCTTTAAAATAGTCGTTTGGTGTTTTATTATAATTAATAATTAAATTGGATCTAAAACTTAGATCATTACGCACGATATTTTCTGCTATAAAACGTTCGTAACTTAAATAAGAACGGCCCAAATTAATTTTTTCTAAATACGCAAAATATGATAATTTATCACTTATTTTATCAACGTTCCTTAAAAAATAATCGATTTCAAAATAAAAATAATATGGGTTAATTCCGTTTTTAAAAGACGCATCATCAACTTTGTATTGGTTTGTCATATACACAAATCCTTTTTTATCTTTGCATAATGCGTTCATATTCTTCACAATATCCGCCATTATTGGTCCGCCTACGCTATCATATTCAAATCTATGAAAATGTGTAAACCCGAGACTTTTAGCTAAATAAAGGGAATTTAACAAATTAACTATTACAGATAAAGCGTGTCTTTGAAAGTTTA